CAATTCGCCAGTGTCAACTGTCCAAGTTAGTTGTGCATTGGGGTTAAGTTCAGTGGCTTGCAATTGCAATGAATAATGACGACCATCAAACACTTCACCCAAGTCAGTGGTACGCGGAGTAATCACCGGTGGATTGACGTTGGCAATAACCATCAAGAATGACTTGTCAGAGATTAGGCCATTTCGGTCTATGGCTCTGACTGTAAATTCATACGAACTAGATTCGTTGGTTACAGAGTTTAGATATGGGCCACCTTGAATGAAGCCGTTAGGGTTGACACGAATGCCTGGAGGCAATTTGCCAGCCAAGAATTTGTAGGTTACTGTACCGCCAGCAGGGTCATAAGCGTCGATAGGGAACTCAAAATAAGTCCCCTCAGTTACAGTACCTAAATTGACTGTACGTTGGCCTTGCCCAGTGAGCCAAATCGGATTTGCCATTAGAATGTCATCCAGCGATTGTTAGTAGTCGTGTAAGTAACACGAACTGTAGTGTTACCAGACGATGAGAAGCTATTACTCAACCATTGGATTGACTGGCCGTTCTGATTAACAAAACAACTTGTAATGGGTACAAGACTTGTGATTAGCATTTCTTGACCATCAGCACTTGTTGCTGGCAATTGAACCCACACGTTGCTCAGTGTGCCAGTACCATTAATCACAAATTTACGTACCCCACTGTTTGCAAACAACATGCTGTTGTTCACTGCTGTGTTGATACTGTAGCTTGTGATATAGCTAAAGTTGTTGTTTACAGTCTGAAATGCGCTACGGATACTTGCGCCAGTACCGTCGTTGGGTGAAGTACCCACGTTTACTAAAGAAATAGATGAAGTCATAGTCCCAATTGCCTAGATATTACATCTATTTATGCGAATTGGGCTTAGAATCCTGCTTGCTTTAGTCTATAAGCGATTTGATCAAGTGCGTCTTGAACGTTGGTAACTGTGTAGTTCCAGTTTTGCACGTTGGCAGCAGTGTAAGAGATATTAGCTGCCGACACTCCGCCTTCTAAAACTGTGGTGAAATTTTCGTTGATTTTGTTGAAAGCAACACGTAATGGATCACCTGTTCCATCGCTGGCTGTAGAGCCGATATTTACATTAGCAAACATAACTATTCCTGTTTGCTAGTATTTATTTGTTGCGATAGACTACTCGGCCTCGTGTAATGTCATAGGGAGACATTTCAATGTCTACTTTATCGCCTAGTAATATGCGAATATTATGCTGTCTTAATTTGCCACCAAGTGTAGCAATAATCTTGGTCTGAGTTTCGTCAAGTATTACACGAAACATTGCGTTGGGTAGAACTTCGTCAACTTTACCCGACATTTTGATGATATCTTCTTTAGCCACTTTGGCTCACACTCCTAAATAGTTATTTACGCTCAATGTCATCTTCAACACAGTTTGAACCATATTGTATTTCTACAATTCTGCATGGTTCATTAAACGGGTTACATAGCTTATGCCATCCCACAGTGGGGATATGGATGTTCTTGTGTCTGCTCAAGCCAATTGGGGGCAACTGGTAGCCATTGTCCATTTGTTGTTCAACAATACACTGGCCTTCTGTAACATGCCAGTATTCTGCTCTGAGTGCATGACGTTGCATACTAAGACTCTTGCCGGGCATGACAGTCAATTCTTTGACTTTAGTGCCAGCAACTTCATGCAGTACTCTGTAATAACCCCATTCACGTTCAGTCTTGGGTGACTTCCATTCTTCAAGAATCCAACTGCTGCTGTTGGCTTTGTCTTCCCCACCAACGCCAAAAACAAACTCTACATCATCAAACACCATTTCAGGAATGTTGTCTTTGGTTCTATCACCACCATTGGCAAATACGATTTTGTGTTCTGGCCATTGTGCTTTGACCTTGACAATAGCATCAATTGCACTACCATCACTGTCGTCAAAGTCAATAACATCAGTAGTCATCCACAGTTCATGAAGAATAGACCAACGTTCTCTCCATGGCATAAATGCACGACCTTTCTTACGAGCAAGCCAAGCATCTGAGTTTAATCCCACGATAAGCTCATCACCTAGTTTAGCTGCTTCACGCAAATATTTGATGTGCCCTGAGTGTAGTGGGTCAAATCCACCTGTTACTACTACTGCTATTTTCAATTTATATCCTTCGCCTTTAATTTTACCCACATGAACTCTTGCATGGCCTTTTCATCTTGGGTAATATATCCGTACTTTCTAAAAGAATCCAGCGCCCAATTATGAAACACAAGTCTGACTCCCCCTTTGGAGCCCTGACACCAAACTAAATCGCTACCTACGAATAGTCGTTGGTTAGCCCAGGCTATCAGGTTAGGACGAGTATTCGACGAGAAATGCCAAGACTCTTCGCCCTTGACCCCATAATAATGATAACGATGCTTATCCATTGATAACTTTACTTGACAATTTCACCCACATGAACTCTTGCATGTCTACATTGTCATAGTCTGTTTCACTGAGAAATCTGTTCTTTACAAAGCGAACGCTGCCGTTTTTTTCTAGCCAGATTCTTTGAGAATGCATGGCCAGTGTCATCCCACCTGCCATTATGGCACTACTTGAACGTGAAGTGACAACATGGTACTTGCCGCCCCATGCATCTAGCAAGGGGTCAGCAACTTCGTAGTAATAATTGGTCACTGTTAGATTTCAAGACCAAGCAAGTCAAGACCAGCCAAGTGCTTGTCTCGCATAAACTCAATGCTATCTTGGTCGGTCATGGCACCAAAAGCTCGTTCATGAAATTCTTCATCTGGAAGAATCTTGGCAAATACTTCACGAATATCTGCATCTACCTTGTCTGACTCTGCCAACGCACGAATACGCACAAGACGCATACCTTCTGCGTGATGACCTGCAGCAGCAGTTTTTTCAAACGTATCTGTCTCGCTGAGAATGGGCTTCCAGTAGCGATCTTCTGGATGCTCAACTACTGGAATCTGAATATTGCGGGCAACAAGCAATTCGCCAACCCAGAAAGCATGTAGTGCTTCATCATCGGCAATACGATTGATAACTGGTTTGAATTTTTCAGGGGCCGACTCGGCAAGTTTACGGATTCGTTTGGCCGCAGTAATCTCACCGATAAACTGACGTTCAAGCCAGTGATGCAATTTTTCGTTGCTTGATGTAATTTTATCTAACCATTGTTGTGTATTCATAATTTATCCTCTGCGCATTTTTGAAATTTCAATTGCTTCTTCATCGCTGAAAACTGGCACAGCGTTTGACTTGTGCATTGTAGCGATACCTTTTACCTTTGTGCCAGTATAGACTTTCGGAGCCGCTACAGTGGCCACGTGACCGCCAGTGTCACGACTGGGAATGTGATGTGTATTACCACGACCCACTGGGGCACTCAACTTGTATGCAAGTGGCTCTGCTGTCATGGCACGTTTGCGCTTCTTTTCTTCTAATTCAACGCCCCACTTTTTCTGCAACTCTTTCCACTCGGCATCAAGCGCACGAGACTTTTGTGCATCGGCTGCGCTTTTGAATTTGACTTTGCCTTTGCGTTTGCCTGTTGTAGTCAGTGCTGGGCCTACCATGTGCATACTCATTTTTGAAGTTCTCCCCACATTAATTCAGTTTCTGGAACATTTACTTGAACAGTGAGCCAGCCACGATTGACGGCGTCTCGGATCATTTCTTGATAGCGAGTTGGGCACTCGCCTGATATCTTCATCGCAGCACGTGGCACTGAAAACAGGTCATTGATAAATCGAAAACCCTCTTCACCTTGTTTGAATGTTTTGTAAGCCATAGCTAATTATATCACCAAAATGATTATTCTTTTGCAGTTTTGGGCAACAATTTTGGGACCACAAGTTTGGCAATAGCTTCTGCTATTTCTTCTGGACTGCGACCCTTGATATCTCGTGGTTCGTACTCAGGTCCCATGAGCATCATTTGGTCTTCAATGATAAACACATCTAGCTTGAAACGTTCTTTTAAGTGTGCGCGGATCTCACTGATATCTCGTCCTTGTGCAAGGAACTTGTCAGTATCACCGTCAAACCAATACTCAACATCTGCATGTTTTTCTGGCTTGACGTTGTGAACAAGTCGTTCAAGATGCTCGGACATGCTGTCTGTGGCCTCTTTGGCCTCTGCGTAAATTTCCCGAATCTCAAGAAGTTTGGAAACTACTTGTATGATGCAATACCAGAATACGCACCAACAGCCCACTTCAAGTAACCAAAGACCAAAGCCAATCAAATCTTGCATACAAACTCCTTAGATATCAAAACCAACAGTTGGATCAAATTGTTCAGCGCGTTGCTCGTACATTTTATAGCCACGCGGATTACAAATGATTTCAGTCTCACCAATCTTGTAACGGAATGGCTCGTGAGTATGTCCATGAGTCCAGAATTTGATTTCTGGATTGTCAAGAATGAACTCCTCAAGATTGCTACTGTAGGCACCATTCATGATAGTGTCATCAGCATAACGTGGATGTGTTGATAGTTTACTCGGAGCATGATGAGTACAGACCACTACGGGCTTGTTGGCCCCGCTTTGGCGATTCTCACTCAATACTTGAGTAAAGTACTGTTTTGTTTTGATATGCTGTTCCACAGTGTATTCTGGGGTCAGCTTATGATAAAGTTGTTTTGCTTCGTTGAGCATGGTGATTTGACGGTAGTCGTTCATCATGCCCTTCATGTGATACAGTGTCAACGAGTCCATGTTGTTCATGTCTGTCCACAATGTTGCACCCAAGAACAGAACCCCATCAATTTCTAGTACTTCTTTTTCAAGCAAGTGAATATTGTCGGGCAGTTGTGGGCGAACATGCTCAAATGTCTTGTGGTAAGTGCTGCCATAGTGTTCGTGATTGCCAAACACATAGATGACTTCACGGTACTTTTTGCTGCATTCTTCTTCAAGAAATCTGTAGTAGCGATCTGGTCGTTTGTCAGTGCGCTCATGCTCTAACAACACCATGTTGGGGTTGTACATATTTTTCTTGATACTCTTGGCTTCGCACAAGTCGCCGCTCAAGATCAACACATCACCGCCTGGCAGTTCTAGGTCTGCAAAGTCAATGTGTAGGTCACTCATTACTGATACACGCATAATTTATTTAATCCCAAAGTCCCTGATAGTATTTTCCGAATAGTCGGAATCCGTTTTGTTTACGTTCTTGATGTGCTTCAAGCCCTTCACGATTCACTTTTATTTTTCCAACCTGAGCCATCAAACTGTCTTTAGGGTCATTGGCCTCAGTGTGATCGTAAAACTCGCTTTCATCGTCTTCTTTTGTTTCTTGCTCAAAGGCCCAAATCATTTCATCCAACACCCAACGCCAACGCTCGTGGACGGTGTCATCGGTGTAGTTGTTGCTTGCGCCAGCAAGCTGTGCGGGCCACAAGTGTTCTGGTACATCACTTAATTCAACGTATGGGCTGCCCTGCTTGTGTTCTTTGAGTGATTTCAGCAATGGCAAGATAATCAATGCCATTGTGTGATCAGCGCTCCAATGATCATAGCGATCAATTTTAACATAAATTCTGCGCTTTTTCTTATCGTGTATCCACTGACAGAAACGCATGAGCCAGCTTTCTCCCCCATCACGACTTTTTGCCAAGAAGTCCCCTAGCCAGTCGCGTAGTCGGTAGTCCAAACGAGTAGCTTGCTCGTCAGAAGTATACTTGTCAATCCAAAAGAATACTTTGTCGGCAATCTGATATGGGCCGATCCAATCTGTGTAGGGTCCGATGTAAACTTTCATAATGTAATTATAGCATAGAAAAGTTTATTTGTCAATTTTGGTGCTTGAGAAGGAAAATTAAGTACTTTTGTTCATCCACGACTCTTGCTTGTGGCTTAAACCCCTCGTGCCCTATCTCATTGCGAGTTAGTTCAAGTTCTACCCCGAATTCTTCAATTGTAAATTTGATAACTTCTTCAGGGTCTTTGAGGTCTAGTTCTCCCAGAGCCCTTCGTAGCGCACGCCAAAATATAGCATTCCCACGATCCAAGATGGTATCGGTTCTGCTTTCGGGCGTTGCGTACAAGTCTTTTAGTTGGTCACTGTTGTCGTCCATTTTAGTGCAAAGATCGTGGCATCAGATTCTCGGCGGAACACAAAGATGATATTCTCTTGGACTAGTTCGAGTTCATCAACGTCCAAATAATCCTCTGGATTATCATCTTCGTTGATTTCATCGTAGTAGAACCAATCGTCCATACCCATGAAACCATTTTTGATTGTGCGATAACTACCGGGCCCGATATTTTCTCGCAGCCAAGATTCCATTTGTTCAAGGGTTTCTTGCTCGGGGCGCGCGATTTTAATGTCTGTTGCCATAAATACTCCGTTGCGTAGACACTATTATACAACAGAAATGTTTTCTTGTAAAGTACTACTTTATAAATAATTTGCAATGCTAACAAAAAACGTCTATATCATTTACCCAGCAGGGTATCATGGCAACTACTTAAAATGGGCAATTGAATCATCGGATGTGGACATGCTCACATCTGGCGAAGCTCCATTAAACCCAATCAATACCAGCAATTCTGCCCAATGGGGAGGGGTTGGAACATCGCACAAGTCGGTGAGAATACCCACACATGCCAGACTGGTAGTAATCAGGCGATGGATTATTCACAATAGACCATCTATCAAAAAGGTCTATGTTATAAACGCCGGAGTAGATGATATCACAGACCAAACAATGTGTGACCAGATTGCAGATTTATTGATACAAGACCCCACAGGTATTGTTATAGCATTACACAGCAACAATGATCCAGATATAAAATCCTATGGCATTATCAATGCTGTTACAAAATGGCCAACAAATGTATACGTATCTACTGCATTGGGTTACAATGACGAGGCTACTGGTGACTATGACCCATTCAACTGCGCCGACAGTCAAGTGTTTAGAAACAACGTGGTTGAAAATAAAATTACCTTCGGTAGCTGCAACGCACCGTCAGAAGATTTGATTGAAAACTCAACAAACAAAAACGAGATTTGGTTTGAATCTCGTCGTAAGTTCCAACCGCATGAAATGGAAAATGGAAATTACCCCAGAATTTCTGGATGGAGAGATAGATTCTTCTCTATGAGTTGTATGGATATAGTGTCACCTGATCTACCTGAAAAGCTGGCAATGATACTTAGTAATACTGGAATTAGTGACAACTTTGATACTTCTCCGTTGCAACAAGTGCATCAAGGATATATTGATATACAACCAAATCTACAGTGGTTCAAGTCAGTGAAACTATGGGAAGAAACTGGGGAAATAGACGACTATATTAGAAGTCATAGCATCATTCAGGCACAGATTCTAAAAAGAATGATAGTCGCTGCCAATATACAAGAGCTACCATTTTTTGCAAAGACCCTATTCCTATACATGTATTATACCCTGGGTGCCGAACATTGGCCAAGAATAACCTCAGAGCAAGATTTCTTCTCCTTACCTGAATTTATTCAAAACGAATTGTTGGACAGGGGATTGAAGCTGTCATACACTGGGCCAAGCTGGCCAGAAATGGCCAGTCTGAATTGGAGAGAACTCAGTATTGACGAAATCAATGCAGTGTATCAAAGAGAAAAGAAGCTGTTCAACTCCAGCGCAGGATAAAGGCTGTTAAATCTCTTTGACGCTGAAACCAGAATTCACGTCCAAAAATTCTATACTCACCTGTGGCATTCAAATGAATCCATGCAGCAACGTCTTGAATATTGTTCAAAGAATCATGTTTGAATTTTTCAGTTGTGAATGGGGCCTTGACCCAACCCTTTATCATTAGTTCGTCCCTTTC